GCACCCCATATTAAAAGCCCCAACTGACGAGGAGATTGTTCAACTAGGTGAACTGGATCCGAAGCTATTGGCCGGGTTGCATGAGGCTCATGAAGGACGTATCAAAGCCGCTGAAGAGGATCCCCTGCGGCATGGTTTTGATCTAGCGGGGTGGTCCCGGATACAGGATGCATTAAATGAGTACGATGAAGTAATTACATTCGGCGGTAACCGATCCGGAAAGACAACTGGTTGTGCTAAGCTAGTAATGAAGGCCGTGACCGAAAATCAGGATGGTCACGTTGTATGCTTTTCACAGAATGCGGATACATCCGTCAAGGTGCAGCAAGCTGCCATCTGGGAAATGATGCCTAAGGAGTTCAAGCGAAAAACGAAAAGTATAGAGGGATACATCAACTTCTCTATGCAAAATGGTTTTACAGCTAATTCATTTATTTTTCCGGATACAAGAACTCGTGTGGATTTCAAAACATATACCCAGTTCTCAAATAATCAGACTATCCTTGAGGGTTTCGAGTTCGGGTTCAAGGAACCGAAAAGCCTGAACATTGGTGCTTGGCTGGATGAGTACCTCGGTGACGCTGCGCTTGTAAACACTTTGCGCTTCCGTCTAGCGACTAGGGACAGCAAGATGCTGCTCGGGTTCACCCCGATTGACGGGTACACGCCGTTCGTGGCCGAATACCTGAAGGGGGCTGAGACATTGAAAACAAGGAGGGCCGAACTTCTCGGCTGGGATGTCCCGGTCCAGCAGTACAGCCCGGAGAGAGATGCCGGGATTGTTTACTTGCACTCCGACGAGAACCCCTTCGGGGGATATGACCGTATAGCCAAGGACCTCAAGACGGCATCAGAAGATACTATCATGGTCCGGGCGTATGGGTTACCGACGAAGTCAATGACTTCACTCGTGCCGAACTTCAGCCCCGAGATCAACGTACTGTCCAGTGAGCCGAACAAGTACGGGCAAGTATTCCCGGACAAGGAGTCCCTTACATGGTATCAGGTAGTTGACCCAGCCTTCGCCCGGAACTATGTAAGCATCTGGGCTGGTGTCTCAGAGGACGAAGAGATATTCATTCGCAGAGAATGGCCGGACAGGGAAACCTACGGGGAGTGGGCATTATTCGGGGACCCGAAGTGGCGGTACGGCCCAGCGGCCAAGAAAATTGGTTACGATGTACAGAAGTACTGCGAACTATTTGAAGAGATAGAGGATGAACTAGGTATAGAAGTGACCGAACGAATCGGTGACTCCCGGTTCTTTGCAAAAGAAAATGAAAACAATACGGACTTATTTACTAGCTTTTACGATTACGGCTTCAGCTTTCTTCCATCGGACGGGCAGACTGAAATGGTTGGCACTACCGCTCTGGACGATTGGTTCTTCTATAATCCGGATTACGAGATCGACGAAGCCAACAGGCCGAGGTGCTACGTCCACAAGGACTGCGGGAACCTCATCGAAAGTATCGTGAGCTATAACTCGAACGGAAAGAACGACGAGGCCCTGAAGGACTTCTTCGATGCCCTGAGATACCTCAGAATGTCGAATGCCGGGATGGGTCCTGATTACTTCGCTCAATCAGATATGAGATCAACAACAAACAAAAAAGGAGGCTATTGATGCCAAAGAAAAAACTAGTAACTATAGCTGAGGAGTTCGATGTAGAGTTCGACGAAGCTATAAGAATTGTTAAAGAAAAGATTCCTGCTGAATACGTTACGGGCAAGGGCAAGAACACTTGGATCTCGGAAGAGGCTCAGGATATACTCGACGATGGCCTGTTCATTGATGAGATTATTCCGAGGAACTACATCGGCAGGGTCCTGAACGAGTGCCCGAACCCAAGATATAACTCCGTGCATTGTCGTGAAATCGGGAAACGTGTCCCGGTAATGATCCCACGAAAACTACACGGTAAGCTTATTGGCAAGGTAATTACCTTCGAGGCAGTGGAGGATAGCAGGGGAGTCAGTTACAGATATGTTAAAAAGTGAACACAGCTATACATTAAGCAATAGCTGGTGCAGGGAGCAGTCAGATAGGCTCATGGCTTTTGAGATACTGAAGAGGTATATTCGTCACGAGACGCAGATACCTATCTCAACCGAAGACCTATATGATAAGATAGGCGTATCCAAGACCTACATCAGGAGGTTACTTAAATCCATCCCAGAAAAATTAAATGAACGGTAATTCTGTTTCAGAGGCTTTGACTTATTTGTCGGACGAACCCGACATCCGGACCCTTAACTACGCATACGATCAGACCGTAACGGAACTCGAGGCTTACTTCGACCTATGCCGTACATCTTACGATGACAGACGGAACTTCTGGCCCGGCAAAAGCCGGGACCACCGGAAGCACGGTGCGGACGCTTTCCCTTGGGAGGGCGCAAGCGACATCGAATGCCATGTCATTGATGAGCGTATAACGAGACTTGTCTCCCTCTTTATGTCAGCCCTCAAGAGGGCCAATATCCGTGCATTCCCGGTCGAAAGCTCCGATATAGCACGATCAAAGCTAGTATCCGGATTCCTGAAGTGGATGGTATCCAGTGGATATATACCACGTTTCTTCCGAGAAATGGAACTCGGTGCGAACTACCTGCTCGAAAGAGGTATCCTGATCTCCTATGTTGGCTGGCATCGAGAGGATCGGAGTTTTAAACAGAACATTAATCTAGCACAGGTGGGTGAAATAAGTCCGGACGTTTACCGAGCCATTGAATCCGGGAATCAGGACGAGGAACTAATTATTTTATTGCAAAATACTTTTGGCGGTCTATCGGAAAAAAGAGCCAAGAAGGCTCTTAAAGAATTACGCAAGGGCGGAGAGACAGAACTTCCTATTGTTCGTCGTCAGGTAAACGCACCCGAAGTAAAGACACTCGCCCCGGACGGAGACTTCTTCTTTCCTCCCTACGTAACTGATCCGCAGCGTGCGCCGTATTGTTTCTGGAGAACTTACTATACACCGCAGGAACTACAGAACAAGGTAACTACTGACGGCTGGGATGAGGACTTCGTGGAGTACGTCATAGACAAGTACCGTGGTGTAAACATTGACAGCATCGAGCGAGAGCAGGAGGGCCGTAGATCAATCAGCCTCACGGACAATGCCTACGAGGCCGAGGAGCTAATCGAGATCGTTTACGGATACCAGAGACTCATTGACGAAGAGGATGGCTCAGAGGGTATATACTGCACAGTATTTCACAAGGAGTTCACCGGGAATGAGACTACCCCGGGATACGCTAAGTTCGAGTTACTGAACGGTTACGAGGACTACCCGGTTGTCGTTACCCGTTTATCCGAGGACGGCAAACGCCTTTACGATGCACAGACCATGCCAAGCCTCCTGCGGGGTATCCAGAATCAGGTAAAAGTTGAGCGGGATTCAAGGATTGACAGAAACAGCCTAGCCACACTACCTCCGATTCTGCACCCCGTGGGACAAGCACCGAACGATTGGGGACCCGGTCGGATGATTCCGTATCGACGGAAGGGGGATCTTGACTTCGCCCCGACCCCAACCTACAACCAAGGGTCCCTCGAGATGGAAAAGACTCTTACCGAGCTAGCCGATAGGCTAGTAGGCTTGGACGAGGGATCTCAAATGAGCCAGATCCGTCAGCAGTTCTTGGTTGATAAGTTCTTGAGCCACACCGCAGAGGTACTGCGTATGGCATTCAAGTGCTTCCAAAGATTCGGGGCTGATGAAATATTCTTTCGAGTAACAGGAACACCTGATCCACAAATATTCACCAAGGGGGACCCCGATGAAAACTTTGATATACTTATTAACTTCGATGTTCAGAACACTGATCCAGAAACTGTTAAGAATAAACTGGCGCAGTTCGTTCAACTCAATCAGCTCAATGCTAATAACCGCCTTAACGTGGACAGCCTCTTGGATATTGCGGCTGTTGAAATTGACCCAGTCATGGCTGATGCGGTGCTTCAACCAGTGGAGACAGCCCAGCAAGAAATGGTTAAGAATGTTACTGACGACCTCGCTAAGATATACGCAGGGATTGAAATGCCTGCTCGCCCGGCTGGTGCGCAGATTGCAATCCAAGTGATCCAACAGTATTCACAGCAGCCCGATGTTACTCAACGCTTGCAGACCGATCAGTCCTTTGCTGCTCGTATGCAGAAGTACGCAGGGCAGTACACCTTCCAGATCCAGCAGGCACAGAATGCACAGATCGGTCGAGTCGGTACAGCACCAGCGCAGATGGGTGACGTTAGTACGCAGAATCTATGAACATTCAGGAAGACATAAAGAAACTACAGGAATACGAAGCGTTCGCTCGCTTTGTTAAAATGATCCACGATCTCCGGGAGGAGACCATTGAGGAGATGCACGAGGCCCCAACGGATCGCCTACAGCAACTGTCCGGTAGAATTATTTCGTACGATCAAATTATACAGATGTCGGACCTCCAGTTACTGAGGAATCGTTTCAGTGATTTCATGTGACCCCCTGTGTTATAATCCGCTCATCGCTATCTCTCGGCGTAAATGAGTGGAAATTATGACAGAGCAAAGTACGACTGCTAACGCTGGGGCAGACGAAAGTCCAGTGGTTAATACAAATATGTCCGTAACGGATTTTGCTGCGAGGCGAATCGGTGAGATGACTCAAAAGGCTCCGGAGCAAACAGAGCCAGAGGAACAACCCACCGAAGAAACCGAGGAGCCAGTTACCGAAGAAGTTACTGAGGAGACCGAAGAGGTTACCGAGGAAACCGAAGAGGTTGCTGAGAACGAAGAAGACGTTCTTTCACAGATTGACTTGGACACCATGTCCGAGGATGAGTTAAGGGAGCTTTCTGAAAAGCTAGGCAGCAAAGCAGTTGCACGATTCGGTGCATTGACTGCGAAGCGAAAAGCGGCAGAAGAGCGACTTGCGGAATTGGAAGCAAAACTAAGCCAACAGAACCCACTTGATACCCCCAAAAAAGTAGATAACAACCCATTCAGTAATCTTAATTCAGTTGAAGAACTGCAAGCTAAGTCCACTGAGGTTGAAAGTATAATCGAATGGGCCGAGGAACTGTTGTTCGAGAGTGATGCTTATGCACCGGATGATGTCGTCACAGAAGTTGAGGGCAAGGAGCTAACCAAATCAGATGTTCGTAAGCACTTATTACAGGCAAGAAAATCGCAGAAGACGTTTCTCCCGGATCAACTTCAAAAAATCCAAGCCCAGCAAAAAGGCGAGGAGCTAGAGGTTGCATTCAAGAAACGAGCAGAGGACGAATTATCTTGGTTAAAAGGTGAAGACAACGACACACGCAAGCAATACGAATCAATTATAAATGATAAGCGGTTTCAACAACTTAAGAAAACCTTAAAGCGTGAATCGCCCGATCTATCCGGACAACTGGATTACTTCTTCGCTCACGCAGCGAACAGTATCTACGGTCGGAAAACCATTGATTCAAAACAATCCCCCCCTACCCTCAATCCTCCACGAACCGGGCCAACTGGTTCAGCTAGATCGGACAAGGGACCAACGAAAACTGCGAAAGCGCTGAAGGATCTTCAGACTAGATTCCGTACATCGGGCAACGCTCGTGACTTTGCTGAAATGCGAAAACTACAAATGGCTAATCGCCGATAACTAATTCTTAATACTTATTTACAATGTCCTTTTCAAATACATTCGATACAACCAATACAGGTTCCGGTGTATCCAACCGGGAAGACTTGACAGATGTTCTGACAATTCTTGCCCCCGAGGAAACTCCGATCCTTTCTTCTGCTAACAAAGAACGTGCTTCCGCTACTAACGTAGAGTGGACCGTTGATTCATTGTCCGCCCCTGTTACTACTGGTATCTCTGAAGGTGCTGATGTT